GATTATTCTTTTTTATAAATATAAATATAATGTTTTTGTTTACTAAAAAAAAAGGCAACCCGAAAGTTGCCCTTTTCCAAACAGAATAGAAAATTTGTTTTACGCTGGTGTAGTTCCAGCAGTAATCGTTATGTTTGCAGGGGTTGTAATTCCATCGAATGGGTATTTTGCGTTTCCAATACCCGCAGATGCTTTTACTATATAGTTTTCAGTTTCTTGTGCTGTAAACGTTAAAGTAAAACCAGATAAATCTGCTTTCGCAGTTCCTGTTGACATAGCACCCGCCGTTACCGTGCAACCAAATCTTGCTCCCATTAAAAACAGATTATCGTTAGCATCTAAAATAAACACTTGTGATCTACCTTTTAGTATGTTGTCCAAATTCGGTAAATCTTGTTTTACAATTTTTTGCAACTGAACTTCCAGAACTTGCTCATAGTATGTAGTTCCATTAGCATCACTACTTGTAAAATTTGAATTATAAGTAGCAGTATTAGGTCGTAGATCATACTGAAAAACAGTAGTTGCCGCGATTTCTGTAATCTCATTTGAAGAAATAGTCAAATCTCCTATAAAAGAATTGTCATAAGTCTTTAAAAAGATTTTATTTATGCCGCCAATAACATCTTTGCAGGCAACCAAACGTCCCTCAGAAACATTGCACGCGAATTCATATAATTTGTTAGCCATTATTATTTTCTTTAAAAGGTTATAAAAAGGGGGAGTATATTGCAACTCCCCATTTTAAAAAGTATCTATTAAGTCCAAACAGTTGAACCGTAAACACCATCAGTAGCAACAGCAGTTTGAACACCCATAGCGAATTGCATAACAACTGCAACATTGTCGCTTCCGTCGAATTCGTATTTTGGTATCAATCTCACTTCTTGCCATCCAGAGTTAGTGTTAGATCCTACTACTAGGTTTTCTGGGTATGTAAAGACAATTACGTCGTTAAACATTCCCGGGCATCTGTAGATAGGGAAACCGAAATAAGTCATGTTATCACCATCTAAATTGAACCCTGCACCAGCAACTTGTCCTTGGTTAGAACCTGCACTTGCTAACGCTTGAATGTAGAAACCATAAGTTTTGTTGTTCATGTAGAACCCTGCTCCCGGCTTAGTTAAAAGACCAGAATGGTCAGAAGCAACTTTGTCATAAACAGATGCCATATCAGTTAAAATATCTGAAGCCGCTAAAGCATCAGCAAAATCAACCTCACTAAAGTCTTTCAATGCACTTGCATCTGCACCTGTTTGATCTTGTGTTCCATCATCAGACAAGAAACCTGTTCCAAATGGTGCCGCACCTTGCCAAATTGCAATCTCTAATTGTGCTGCTGCTTTTGCCGCAACTGTTTCAAGTAAGAAATCACCAAATGCTTGTGGTAAATTTCCATTTCTGTCCATGCCTTGACCAAACCACGTTGGGAATACTGTTCCTCGGCAAATTTCTTCGTTTACTTTCATATCAGTAAGCGTTAAGATTTGCTCACTTGTTGAAGTATTAGCACCAGAAGTAAAACCACAAGAAGCGGCAACTATTGGGTTTGAAGATGAAATTTGTGAAATTACAGCAGATTTGTTAAGACCTTCAATTTGTCTTACGTAACCTTTAGCGATTGTATCTGGACTTCTTAGAGCCGCCCTCACGTAAGGCAATACCTGTTCACCTGCATAGGTGTCACTGTTGATTGTAATGTCAAAATCATACTTTTTGTTTCGTGATAAATTAAATTTTTTCATTTTAAAATTAGTATTAATTATTCATTAAGTGTTTAACTCGTTCGCTGACTGACATTTTGCCTAAATCAACTGTTTCCTTTTTCAGGTTAGTTGGTGTTATATTTACACCATTATTAGAAGGTGTTTCTTCTAATGTTTCAAATTTTTCTTCTATTGCAGAAAGTCGTGTCATTAATTCACCTAAAACATCTGCTGACATCTCAACTGCTTCAACTTCCTCCTCTACTTTTTCTGCCATGTGATCAACAACCACTTTTGCAACTTCTTTTGAGATTTCTTCTGTCACCTCGTCTGGTGTAGCTTCATTTATTTTGACTGCAATTTCTTCGACAATTGGATCTGCAGTAATTTCTTCAATCACTTCCTCTTTTGCAACAACTTCCTCCTCTTGCATTTCTTCCTCGACTACTTCCTCCTCGACTACTTCCTCCTCTCCAAATCCTGCAACTTTGCTTTCTGCATCGATTCTAATTTTCGAACCATCTTGCATTGTATATATTCCTTCCGCAAGACTTTCAACTTCGCCCGCGTCATTAATTACATATACTTCTGATCCGATTTCAAACTCTTCGCTGTCTGTTGCTATTACTCTTGCATCGTCAAGAATTGCTTCTGCATACATATTGATTTTGTATGTCTTTTTCTTTGTGAATTTTAATAATTCTTTGATTTTTTTAATTGAACTCATTGTAATTCTTTTTTATATATATTAATAATTGGGTTTTGTTGCTTTTCAAATTAGATTTTTATTTGTTTGCAGATTTATTTTTTATTGACGCACAGACTTTTTCTGCCGTTTCTTTGTCTCCGTATTCTTTCATTTGGTCTTTTATGCACTCGTCCCACGGGTAAGCTTCCATTTGGTTATATTTCTTTCTTTTATATTTTTTTGTTTTATACTCAATTTTCTTTTTTCTTTTCTTCAAAAGTTCTTGGTGAGATTTACAGCCCATGTAATAGGTCTGACCGTCAATTTCATGTGGGTGACTTCCAACACAATCAAAAAACAAACTGCCATATAATTCAGCTTTTTCTATATCCATATAAACAGGTGTTCCATCAAGTGTTTTGTCTGGTTTTAATTCTGCATCAAGCAAAACTTCTTTTATTTCTTGCAAAACTTCTTTTTGCTCACATTCGATGCACTCTTCTGCTAAATCTAAAATATCACTTTTCTGCATTTCGATTGCTTTATCAACAAAATAGCCCTCAATACTAAAGCCACGTAGATCACCACTTTTCACTTGTTTCCACACATCATCGTTATAGACTTTCATTTTTACCAACCATGAGCCAATAGGCACATCACTAAAACCGTATAAATTAGATTTGTCATTTTCATCTTCTTTTATCCAAGTTTCTATAACAGACAACCCTTGCACGTCCTCTGCATGCTCAACAGTTGCTTTGTTATTTTTCAGACTATTCATAAAAAGCTCCTGTGCTTTTTCTATTGTTTCTTTTGAAAAGAAAACTAAATACTCTTCGTTGTTTTCTTTGTCGTATCTTGGTATTTGTTTTTCTGGAATTAATGCAACACCGATTAATGTTCTTTTTTCTTCATCTACTTTTGCAAGTGACAAAAAATTGTCTTTATTTAACGCAACCCACCCACGTTCAATTGCGGGGTTTGATACTAAAGAAATAGCTTGTATTCCAAATAGTTCCTCTGTTTCATCGATTAATAGCTCAACGATTTTTGTTTTTTTCATTTGATTTGTTTTTTATAAATATATAAACATTCTTTTTGTTTACAATGTTGACTGTATTTCTAACTCTTCTTGCAACGCTTGAGCATTAGAAATATCATTTTCAATGACAAATGCTTGAACAGGGGGTGTTTCTGATCCTGCTAAATTTTCGACTAATTGCTCTGGCACTAAAGTAGCAATCTGTTCTGGTGCACCACCACCAGCACCAGCAATTGTATCTGTTTCTGTATTACTATCTCCCTCGTCTGCTCCCTCGATCTCCGTCTGCTCTATTGCTCTAACGTTATTCATACCCATAAGCAACTGAGTTCCCGCATTTAAAATTCTTGCAACGAATGGCATCTCTGGATCTTTAAGTGCCGCTGTAACACCTAAATATGTATTAATTAACGCTTGTGCTTTTGCTAATTTTTTCCATTTTGCAGAACCTTCTTCTTGTGTGTTTGCTAAAGCACCTATAAATTCAGCACCCTTAGATATAGTTGCACGAATGTATTTGTCTTCAATTTCTTCTTTTCTTTTATTAAACTCTTTTTTTATTTTTTCTTCGTCAATCCCCGCTTTTCTTGCTTGCTCTAATTTTTCTTTGTAAAACTTTTTCAACTCAAACATCTCTCTGTCAAATCCTTGCAAAGTTAATGCGTGTAATTCATTTATCGAATCTGTTTGTAATACAGTTAAATCGTGAATTGCTTGTGTTTGAGTAGTAATCTGCTCGACATCTTTATTTTTTAACTCCGTGAGATTAGCTTGTGCAATTGCAAGTTCTTGTTGCATTTGTAAATTATCTTGATTCACTCTTAATTCTGCTTGTGCGTTTTGCACTCTTGCTTCTGCTAGCTCAATCTCTTTTGCAAGTAAATCTGCTTCTAGTTGCAATAATTCTTGTGCGGCTTGTTTTCTTTCTTCAAAGGTTAAATTTTCATTATCTCTTTCTCGTGTTTTTTCATCAATGTTTTTTTGTATTGCAACTCTTTCTTGTTCAAGTGTTCCGATTAATTGTGTAATTTCATTCCTTGTCTGAACTATTGCTTTGCCCTGCTCGTATGTTGTTTTTATATATTCTTTTCCTTTTTCAATAGCTTTTTTAGTTCCTTCGACTATTTTTTCCCCCAACTCTTTGCCATACTCGACTGTTTTATTTGTTAGATCTACAACAGGGTTTGCATTCCATAATGTTTTAGCACCTTCTTTTGCTAATTCTCCTGCTTCTTTAAATTCACCCTTGAATAGTTTGCTAATTGCTTTTCCTAACAGACCAACACCCTCAACAACTTCTTTCACTTTGTCAAATATATATGTTTTTATAGCACCTCCGAAATCAACAACCCTGTCTTTCACATTGCTAAATATATCTCGAAAACTACCAAGTTCAGCAGTAAAATCCATCACTGTATTGTTGGCATCAATAATAAAATTTACAAGGTCTGAAAATATGATTGCCATTGTGTTTGCAACAGCATTTACTGAATCCATGACTCGTTGGTTTCCCATTAACACCTCGCTAAATTTAAACAAGACACCAACCAACGCGCCGATGCCAGTCATTCTCAATGCTTTCCCAAAAACGTCCCAACCTTTTGCACCATCTTTTGCATCTTTTCCAGAATCTTTAGCACCACCTCCCGCATCTTTTATTTTTTTCCCTGCATCTTCTGTTTTTTCTCCTGCATCTTTTGCACTATCACCCAAATTGGTGAAATCCACGTCTAAATCCTTGACTTCTTTTTGAGCATTTTTAGTATCAACGTTTACCTCTACTTTTATTTTCTGAGCCATAGTATTCTTTTTATTTCTTTGAACATTCTTTTAAAACTTGAGTGCTTTTCATTCATTCCATATATAAAACAGTATTCACGATCTCCGTGTAATTCTATTTTGTTAATTAATTTTAGTTCTGTAATCATCATTATAGAACACAATTGTATGTGATTTTTTAATTCCATATTAGTAAGTTATTATCTTGAAAATATATAAGTCGTGAATTCTGAAAAACTGCCGCATCATCTCCATAATTAAAATAAAGGTTCGGTAAACTTTGCACCGATAATTCAACAGAAAGCGACCACACTCTTTTTGTATCTGTTTGGCTGTCATCAAGACCAAAAGTAATTTCTCCTGTTGATGCCTCTATATGTAATGTGCAAGTGGTTGGGTTTGCACCCTCTCTGATACTGAATTCTTGTTGACCCCCTGTAGTGCTTAATTGAATTATCGAACCACCTAAGTTTTTAAATGCAGTATACCACGCAAAACCTTCTGTCGTTCCAGATACATAAGTGGCACTTGTTCCCCCGACAACAGTTGC